TCGTTCCCACAAAGAACGATAAATAATGTTTGTAGGATCGCCACGATATTTTGCTGGATATTTTGGTCGAAATTTACCTTTATAAGCCATATGGATATTTAGATGTCAATTAAAAAGCCAAGTATTAATATAAGAGGAAGTCAAGTAACTGCGTCAGGTGCGCTAGATACGTCTGGTGGCACAGGTTCGTTTTCTCTTTCTTCTGGACCCAATGGAGTCTCTGGTGATTTTTCTTTCAGAGAAAGAATCAATCGTAGAATACAAAACAATAGAGTGAGGGGTCCACTTGCAAAGCTGTATCAACCGAATGCAGGAAAGACTGTAAGACCTATTAGCTTTCCTATGGACTTAGACGACGAACATTATATGGTTTATAATGTCGTTGAGAGAAGACGGCCAAGTCAAAAGAACGAAGGAACGACAAGAGTATTGAGATCAATAATTCTACCGATACCCTCCAATCTTGGTGTTGAGTACGCAGCAGGATACTCAAATGAAAATCTTGGCGCACTTGGTGCTGCTGCTCAAGGTTCAATAGGTGGAGCGGAACTTGGTGGCGCTATGGGTGATTTAAGTAATACAATCAACCAAAAGATAGCAGCAGTAAAAGATGCATTTAAGAACGATACATCTGATGCAGCAGTAAGAACTGGAGCAGCGGGTGTAGGTATTGCAGCGGTTGCTGGTGCTGTCGGTGGAGCAGGATTGCTTGGTGGTGCGTTAGCGGCTGGTGGACTGGAAGGTATTCCAACAGGATTTATACAAAATGAAGGTATAGCAATCAATCCACACATGGCTGTCGTGTTTCAAGGAGTTGACTTTAGAACACATCAGTTCCAATACAAGTTCATGGCTAAAAACCAAACAGAGAGTGATAGACTCAAACATATGATCAATACTTTCAGATATTATATGTTACCGGAATACGAATTTGGTACAGAAAGAGCAGGATTTGCTTTCAAGTATCCAGATGAATTTACAATTGAATTTGCTGATAAGGTAAAACCATATCTTTATGATATCGGCACATGCGTGATGACAAGTATGTCTGTGAACTATAATGGTGAAGGTGTTCCGACATTCTTTGAAACTACCGGCGCACCAGTTTCGATTGATATTACACTATCATTCCAAGAAACTCGTGTTCTTACAAGGAATGGTTTTGATGATATCGACTATGATTTTAGCACAGATGATGTAACAGTTCAAATCTAAGAGATAACTAATGTCTAATTACTTTTCATATTTTCCGACTACATTACACGACTTAAGACAAACTGGTCAGAAAACAGAAGTCACAAATATTCTCCGCAGATTCAAGGTGAGATCAGCGTTGAAGGATAGAACAGACGTATTCTATGAGTACTCTATTCAATTTGGCGACAGACCAGATGTCATTGCTGAGAAGTTTTATGGTAATCCAGATTACGCTTGGGTAGTGCTACACTTTAACGATATTATTGATCCACAGTTTGGTTGGCCATTGTTTGGAGTCGATTTTGATAATTTTGTAATTGGTAAATATGGGAGCATGGCTTCTGCGAAAAGCACTATAAAGAACTATTATAAGGTTATTAGAGACGCTACAGTGAAGAATGATGGTACTCGTGTTCCTAAATTTGAACTTGTTGTAGATCAAACAACCTTCAATACTTTATCTCCTACTGAGCGTAGAAGCGAAACACAGTATGATTATGAAGTTGAGCGAAATGAAGAATTAAAACAAATTCGTTTGATTGAACCAAGATATCTATCTCAAATGATTGATGAAGTAGAGACAATTCTACAGGAAGACTAATATGACTATCGAAGGATATAGAAATGCTGGTGATATTGAAATAAATCACCTAACTCTCGTTAGTCGCTCTGGTCAGTCATTCGATATCACTGAGTTAATGCTTGAAGTAAATATCTATCAGGGTATTTATGATAAGACAATGAAAGCTGAGATTGTCATAGGAGATGCAACAGGACTGATCGATTTCTTAAAGATGCCTAAAAATCAGGTTGGTGGATTTGCTGGCTCTGAAGTTCTTCTCATGTCTTATAGAACACCTAGCGAAGAATATGATCGCAATAAACACATATTTGTTTTGAATTCTCTTTCAAACAGAAAAAGAGTTGAAGAGAATATGGAAGTTTTTGTTCTGGAAGGAGTATCACTGGAGACTTTCGCAACAATAGATAAAAAGATTTCTCGTAGTTACGGTGGAACAAGAGGTAATACTGTTGATAAGATGATGTCTTCTATCACGAGAGAGTTTTATCAAAGTGAGGCCATCAGAACTACATACACCAGCTTTTCTAGTAGTAACTTCAATGTAAAGAAGACAATAACAATAGATGATACAAAAGGGTTACATAAGTTTGTCATTCCGAATCTATCTATATCCGACACAATAGACTTTATGGCAATGGAAGCAACTGGTGATAACATAGGATCGTTTTATACGTTCTATGAAGATTCAAATGGTTTTCATTTTAGAAATTTTGCTAAACTTGTTGATCAGAATATTAAGGAGACATATTCATACGAACCGTCGAACTATAGAGAAGGTGGTAAGAAAGCAGACGATCCATACTTTGATGCATTTAAGATTATTGATTTTGAGGTCATCAAAGATGTCGATATGCTAGATAATATGTCTGGTGGATTATATGGATCAAAAACAATCTTAGTGGATGTATTAAGAAAGAACACAATTGAACAAAATTATAGCTATGAAAAAAACGCTGATAAATTTAGTAAGTTTCATCATATAGTCCCTGGCGCTAGTCTAAGCACAGCAGTTGTGGATATGAAGACAACAAGATTTGGACATGATCAACTATCAATATTTGATAAAGAGGCACCAAAACCAAAGTCTTCTGAAAGGACAGCACAATTTAAAAGAAGTTATAGGAAACACATATCAAACAAACTTCTTGAAGTAACTGTGCATGGTAACTCTAATCTGAATGTTGGTGACGTTGTATGGTTGAGTTTTCCTGTAGCGACAACTACAGAGGACGGTTTTAGGGAAGATAAATACATGACAGGTAAGCATTTGATTACCTCACTAAGACATAAGTTTGACAAAAATCAATTTGTAACAGTATTTGAATGTATCAAAGACACAGGGTATAAGAGATGATACTATCATTAACAGAATATTTTACACAGAAGTTGTACAAACAACTTGACGAAAAACTAATCATGTACAATCAAGGAAAGCGTTATGGCCAAATCGTTTTTCTAGCTGGTGGTGCTGGTTCTGGTAAAGGATTTGCTATTCAGAATTTTATGGAAGGCGAAAAGTTCAAGATTCGTGATGTTGATGAGTGGAAGAAAGCATTTCAAGAAATTGATAAAGTGAAAAAGAAGTATCCAGAGGTTCGTGGTCTTGATCTCCGTAAACCTAAAGATGTCTTTAAGTTGCATATGTTTGTAAAAAAGGTTGGTGTCAAAGAGAAAACATTAAAAATGATGCTGGACGACTTAGTTCGCTCAGGCGCCGCATCAAAGGGTACACTTCCAAATATTATTTTTGATATCACTCTCAAAGATATTGGTGATATCACAGACGTACTACCACAACTCAAAGCAGTTGGTTATGATGCAAAGGACATCCATGTAACTTGGGTGCTGACAAACTATCATACTGCTGTGCAAAATAATGCTGGTAGAAGTAGAGTTGTCCCAAGCGATATTCTTTTGAAGACGCACGAGGGCGCTGCTCAAACAATGTCACAGATTATCAAGGGTAAACTTCCTAGAGGAATCAATGGTGCTGTAAATGTTATTTTGAATAATAGAGAGAATACTATTCCTTGGACAGATAAAGACGGTAAACCTATGAAAACATCTGCTGGTGGTATTATTGTCAAGGATTTCACTTATGTGAACTTGAAAAAAGAAGGTAAAAGATTCAACAAAGAAACTGATGTTCAGAAACAAATTTACGATTGGATTAAAAGCAATGTTCCTGATACAGCACTCAAATCAACTGATGAACCAGAATTATAGGAGATAGATATGCCATTGCCCGGTTCAAAAAGAGATAAAGCTATTAAAGCACAATTCCTTCAAGAGATAGTTGAGCCTGAGGTTCAAGTAGAAGAAAAAGCGGAAGAACTACAAGAGATTCTGGAACCAGAAGTTCAAGTAGAAGAAAAAGCGGAAGAACTACAAGAGATTATAGAACAACCAGTTAATGTTCCTCCACAGCCTGAGAAAGAAGAAGAGAATGCACTCATCAACGAACAGCCGTTGGCCGATCACCAAAAAACAAAACCACAGAATAAAAAGCGCGGAATTGTGTCAAGAATCTTCAAATCAGGTGGAGAATTTTGATCATCTAACTGATAATATTGATGAGAAAGAAAAAACCAAAGAAACTCTAAAGAATGGTCTTTTAAGTTTTCTTAAGTATGTAGAGAAGGTGGAAGATGAGAAACTTCCTAACAGGAAATGAATTTGTATGGTTTTTCGGAATCATCGAAGACCGTAATGACCCTATACGACTCGGCAGGGTCCGTGTACGGTGTATTGGTTTCCACACCGATGATAAAGACCAAATACCTACTGAGGACTTACCATGGGCTCAGCAACTTCAAGATATCACATCTGCGGCTAGTGGTGGAACGGGCAGAAGTCCCACGGGAATCCTAGTTGGTAGTTGGGTAATTGGTTTTTTTGCAGATGGTAATCGCGCGCAAGAACCCATCATTTTAGGTACTCTAGCTGGTATTCCAGCAAGTACTGATGAGAGTGATGTAAACAAACTTGCTCGTGGTATCAACTCAATCAGTAAGACTCCTGATAGTGTAACTGGAGAACCAGCTTCACCTTATGCTGCAAAATATCCTACTAACCATGTATTTGAATCTGAATCAGGCCATGTTGTAGAGATTGACGATACTGATAATGCTGAAAGAATACATGTGTATCATAGGTCCGGTACATTCATTGAAATGCATCCTAATGGAGATGTTGTAACACATCACAAGAATGGTTTCAGAACAGTAACAGGAAATGATAAGTTACATGTTACTGGTGATTTGAATATTGTTGCAGACGGTAATGTCACAATAGACGGTAAAACTATCAATCTAAATAGTGGTACAAAGGGTGCTGCTAGAGTTGGTGATAGTGCTGACACAGGTGATGATCCACCCGGCATATCTGGATCAGATGGTTCTAATAAGATTGAATCTGGCTCTACAACAGTGTTTATTGGAGACTAAATATTAATTAAATCTGAAAGATCACAGAATCTATTTTACCACAATTTTACAATTTGTCAAGGGCAAAAGAATGAATAATCATGATAATCTAGTAAATTTGTTTGAAACTTATATCGCTGAAAGTGAAAAGTTTGAACAAGGTAATGCATCAGCAGGAACAAGAGCAAGAAAAGCACTTGCAGAGATAGCCAAACTTTGCAAAGAAAGACGTGCAGAGATACAATCTATCAAGAATAGATCATAAATAGTTGATCACAGTAAGGAATAACAATGGCTGGCTCAAAAGAAACGGTAGTGTTTAGTGATTTCGATAGTCTCTTTCAGGCTAACCCAATCACCAAAAAATTGAACACAAATGTAAATAGAGAAGCAGTGAAAGAATCTGTTCGTAACTTGATTCTTACTGACTACTTTGAAAGACCATTTCGTAGTGACATTGGTTGTTCCATTCGTTCTTACTTGTTTGAGTTATTTTCCCCAGCACTAAAGCAAACAATGGAAAATGCTGTTATTGAAGTTATTAATAACTTTGAACCAAGAGCGGATGTTCTTGACGTATTGGTAGAAGATCGTTCTGATCTGAATGCTATTTCCGTAACTGTCGCTTTTCAAATTCGCAATGATGTTACCCCTGTTGTCATAGATGTAATCTTAGAGAGAGTTCGATAATGGCCGCCAATACATATCTAGAAGTTACTGAAGTCGATTTTGAGGACATTCGTAGCAATCTAAAATCATTCTTAAGTTCACAAACACAGTTCAATGACTACGACTTTGAAGGTAGTAACATGTCTGTGCTTTTGGACATTCTTGCTTATAATACACATTATAATTCGTTTTATACAAACATGCTTGCAAACGAGATGTTTTTGGATACAGCACAGCAGAGAGATAGTGTTGTATCAAGATCAAAGGAACTTGGTTATATCTCCCGTTCTGCAAGAGGCGCAACTGCTAACGTAACAGTTACATTTGCGGGGATTGCTAACACAGTATCTTCATTCAATCTTCCAAAAAATTCAAAGTTCACTACAACCATTGACGATATTGCGTACAC